AGCAATGTTACTTGATCCAGTAGTATTATTGACTAATGATTTATAACCGTGAGCGATATTATTACATCCAATTGTATTTGATAATAGTGCACTACATCCAATCGCAGTATTATTACTTCCGCCAAGATTGTTTTTAAGTGCACACCATCCAATAGCAGTATTGTTACATCCAGTAATATTACAGTGAAGTGTACACTGTCCAAATGAGGTATTATTATTACCGTAAGTATTCTGTAGCAATGAAAAATATCCAATACCAATATTACCAGTTCCGGTAGTATTACGATTAAGTACTGCAGGTCCTATAGAAGTATTGTTACATCCAGTAGTATTATTCTCTAGAGATTGCAATCCAACAGCAAAGTTACTACATCCAGTGGTATTTTTTGATAATGTCAAATATCCAATAGCAGTATTGTAACTTCCAATGGTATTATTTCCAAGAGCGCAGAATCCAATAGCAGTATTGTAAAATCCAGTAGTATTAAGAGCGAGTGCACAATATCCAATAGCAGTATTATTAGATCCAGTAGTATTAGATATTAGAGCATTACATCCAATAGCAACGTTGCCTGTTCCAGTACTGGTTGTATTACCACTACAATAACCTACTGATATATTTCCACCACTACTTGTAGTTAGAGCATATACTATACCAAGTGATGTTGGTGTGGCTGGTGTAAGTGGTGCCACGTTTGCAAATACATTATTAACATATAAACCTGTATTATCAACACGTATACGTTCACATGTACCAGCGCCTAATAATAATGTACATACACATCCAGCTGCTGCCTGTAATGAACCAATTACTGTATTATTATTACCAGTTGTTATTAGAAATCCAGCAGTATTTCCAATAGCAATGTTACAATTTCCAATTGTATTGCAGTATAGTGCCTGATATCCTTGAGCAATGTTTCTATTGCCAATAGTATTGTTAGGCAGTGACAATGAACCGATACCAATGTTATAACAACCAGTTGTATTACTGGTCAGTGTATTATATCCTTGAGCAACGTTAAATCTTCCAAATGTATTACTACTCAGTGTACCAGATCCAACCGCAATGTTATAACTACCAGTAATATTATTTTTAAGTGCGTTACATCCAATAGCAATGTTATTAGTACCAGTACTGGTTGTATTACCACTACAATAACCAACTGAAATATTGGCGCCGCTACTTGTAGTTAGAGCATATACAGTACCAAGTGCAGTTGGTGTAGCGGGAGTAAGTGGTGCCACGTTTGCAAATACATTATTAATATATAAACCTGTATTATCTACTCTGATACGTTCACATGTACCAGTACCAAGTAATAACGTAGATACACATCCTGCACCAGCTGATAATGAACCAATAATTGTATTGTTAGTGCCAGTTGTTAAATTACAACCAGCAGCTGCACCAATCGCAATGTTATATCCTTGACCATTTGAATTCTCTAACGAGCGACGTCCAATGGCTATATTATCTAACCCGCTAGTATTTGATGCTAATGCACGATATCCAAGGGCAGTATTATCACTTCCAGTAGTATTACATAATAGTGATTGATAACCAATGCCAATATTATTAGATCCGCTAGTATTATAACAAAGAACACTGTTTCCAACGGCAAAGTTGTTTTTTCCAGTAGTATTATTGGTTAAGCCATTTGGTCCTAACACATAATTGTCGTCCAACGAACCATTAATTAGTGGCAGGACAACTTTTGTTTCAATACTAATTGCCATTGTATATCTCCAGAATTATTCTCATATTGTATTTATTACTAATTATATCATTACTTGTTGACATTTTTATCTTTTAGTTCATCAATTTCTTTCTTGAGTTCTACTATTGCCGCAAATGACAATGCTACTAACTTTTCATAATCAACTGCTAACGTTCCATCTTCTTTTGTACGTACAGCCAATGGGAACATTAATTGTACATCTTGAGCAATAACTCCAAAGTCAGATTTTTGAACAAAATACCCATCTTCTCCACCATGATTTTTGACATATTCATCGGTCCAATCATAAGTTTTACCACCAATACCTTGTACTTTTGCAAGTGCATTTTCAATTGGTTTGATATTTTCTTTGAACTTACGATCAGATGTATAATAGGCTGTGATATTGTTAGTAGCACGAATTTCACCTACTGTACCGCTTGGTGCTGTACCAACTCCAAGTGATGGAGTTTGAAGTCCACTGGTACCATTTGTACATAAACCATTATTATCAATTTTTAAACGTTCACAAGTACCTGCACCCAATAATAATGTACATACTAAACCTGCAGTGGCTGGTAATGAACCAATTACTGTATTATTAGTTCCAGTGGTAATTAAACATCCAGCTAAATATCCCAAAGCAATATTACTATTACCAGTAGTATTTGATACTAATGAACAACATCCAATAGCGATATTATTAGTACCAGTACTGGTTGTATTACCACTACAATAACCAACTGATATATTTCCAGTTCCACTAGTGGTTAGAGCATATACTATACCAAGTGCAGTTGGGGTAGCTGGTGTAACTGGTGTAATATTTGCTAATACATTATTAATATATAACCCTGTATTATCTACTCTGATACGTTCACATGTACCAGCACCTAATAATAATGTGCATACACAACCAGCTGCCGCCGGTAATGAACCAATTATAGTGTTATTTGTGCCAGTTGTAATTAGACATCCACTATATAATCCAAGAGCGATATTTCTGTTTCCAGTAGTATTGGAAACTAATGAAGTACATCCAATAGCAATATTATCTTGACCATAAGTATTGGCATTTAGAGATTGAAAACCAACAGCGATGTTATTAACTCCAGTAATATTATTCTGTAAAGTAGCAAAACCAATAGCGATATTATTACTTCCAGTAGTATTACAACATAGTGCAGCTTGACCAATTGCCAAATTATTAACACCAGTAGTATTTTTAAATAGAGTTTGATTTCCGATGGCCACGTTCCCACAACCGAAGGTATTAGCTATTAATGCAAACTGACCAATGGCCGTGTTGAAACTTCCGGTGGTATTATTAGTAAGTGCTTTATAACCCTGAGCGAAATTACTATTTCCTATAGTATTATTAGTAAGAGCATTGCATCCAGCGGCAATGTTATGACACCCAGAGACGTTTAAACGAAGAGCGCAACAACCAAATGCAACGTTACTACTACCAATTGTATTACAGGTAAGTGCACAAAATCCAATAGCAATATTACTGTTTCCAGTAGTGTTTAGACGAAGAGAAGCACATCCTACTGCAAAGTTATTACTTCCATAAGTATTAGACGAAAGTGCACAAAATCCAATAGCAGTATTGTTACTTCCAGTAGTATTATTATTAAGTGATTGACATCCAATGGCTGTATTATTAATACCATAAGTATTATTGGTAAGTGCATTTAATCCAATAGCAGTATTATTACTACCAGTGATATTAAATTTAAGTGCTGCACATCCAATTGCTGTATTATTAATACCATAAGTATTAAAGAAAAGTGCACACTGTCCAATAGCAGTATTATTACTACCAGTGGTATTACATTTAAGTGCACTAAATCCAATAGCATTATTGGAAAATCCAGTAGTATTAAAGAAAAGTGCACACTGTCCAACGGCTAGATTATTAATTCCATAAGTATTTCTACCTAGAGCAGCGTATCCAATAGCAGTATTACTGTTTCCAGTAGTATTACTACATAGGGCTAATACACCAATAGCAGTATTATGGATTCCAATTGTATTACCTCTAAGTGACTGAAATCCAATGGCAGTATTGTTACATCCAGTAGTATTACTAAAAAGAGCTAGACATCCGATTGCAGTGTTATTAGCACCAGTAGTATTTTGACATAACGCTTTGAAACCTATGGCTGTGTTATTTGTTCCATAGGTATTACAATATATGGCACCAAAACCTATTGCAACGTTGTTTATACCAGTAGAATTGCTTCGTAATGCACCACATCCTAGAGCAATGTTGCTGGTTCCAATAGAATTTAACTGTAATGCGTTACTGCCAATTGCAATATTATCAGAACCGATGGTGTTAGCAGAAAGAGCCACACATCCAATGGCAATATTATTAATACCAGTTGTATTTAAACATAATGCTCTAAAACCTATTGCTGTATTATGACACCCATAAGTATTACAAAACAATGATGCATTGCCAATTGATGTATTATTACTTCCTATAGTATTTGTTCTTAGAGATTGATTTCCTAGTGCAACGTTATTTGATCCGGTAGTATTAGATAACATTGTTCCATATCCGGCGGCGAAGTTATTAGTGCCAATTGAGTTTGAACATAATGATCTATATCCCATTGCAATGTTATTAGATACAGTACTATTAGCTAATGTATATTGACCAATGGCAATATTATTGTTTCCGCTGATATTACAACACAGAGCCAAGTATCCTTGAGCAATATTATCATTACCATATGTATTATTATAAAGAGAAAACTCACCTAATGCTATGTTATTCCTTCCAGTAGTATTACCATAAAGTGATTTATATCCTATCGCAACGTTATCACTTCCAGTTGTATTATTGTAAAGTGTTCTATAACCTTGAGCAATATTATTAGATCCGATTGTATTCAAACATAGTGATTGAAATCCAATCGCAATATTAAAATTACCAGTTAAATTCTTTGTAAGTGCACCACATCCTATTGCAACGTTGGCTTGACCTATCGTATTACTAATAAGAGCACAATATCCTATGGCAATATTATTTGTACCAGTAGTATTACTGTAAAGTGCACATTGTCCAATGGCAATACCGTTGTTAACGGTAGTATTATAAAGTGCAGAAGATCCTAATGCAATATTACTACTACCAGTAGTATTTGATACTAATGAACAACATCCAATAGCGATATTATTAGTACCAGTACTGGTTGTATTACCACTACAATAACCAACTGATATGTTACCAGTTCCACTAGTTGTATAAGCATATACTATACCTAATGCCGTTGGTGTGGCGGGTGTAAGTGGCGCAACGTTTGCAAATACGTTATTAACATATAATCCTGTATTATCAACACGTAATCGTTCACATGCACCAGCACCCAGTAATAATGTACATACACATCCGGCTGCAGCTGGTAATATACCAATAACAGTGTTATTTGTGCCAGTTGTTATTGCATTTCCGGCACATGATCCAATAGCGATATTATTACTAGCATTTGAACTGACCAGTGATCTAAATCCTAGAGCAATATTACAACTTCCATTTTGATTAGAGAACAGTGCAAAACATCCTTGAGCAATGTTATTATTTCCATTTTGATTAATTAACAGTGCCTTAGCTCCTATAGCAATGTTATCACAACCAGTTGTATTAGCCTGTAGAGATTGAAATCCAATAGATATGTTAGTACTGCCAGTTGTATTACATTTTAGTGTATTACATCCAATTGCCACATTGTCAGTACCAGTACTGGTTGTATTACCACTACAATAACCAACTGATATGTTACCAGTTCCACTAGTTGTATAAGCATATACTATACCTAGTGATGTTGGTGTAGCTGGTGTAAGTGGTGCCACATTAGCTAATACATTATTAACATATAACCCTGTATTATCAACACGTAATCTTTCACATGTACCCGCGCCCAATAATAATGTACATACACATCCGGGTGCAGCTGGTAATGTACCAATAACAGTATTATTTGTACCAGTTGTTATTGTACATCCAGCCTGATATCCAATACCAATGTTATTACTACCAGTAGTATTATTTCTCAGAGCATTATATCCTTGAGCAACGTTACAACTTCCAGTTGTATTACAGTACAGCGCAAGAGTTCCTTGAGAATTGTTATTAAAACCAGTAGTATTAGATGATAAACTATCTAATCCAATAGCAATATTGTTAGTACCAGTACTAGTTATATTACCACTACAGTATCCAACTGAAATATTACCCGCTCCACTAGTAGTGTAAGCATATACAGTTCCTAAATTAATTGGAGTTGCCGGTCCTGATCCAAATCCAGTAGCGCCTGTAAATCCCGTAGCACCAGTTGATCCATCTAATCCACTAGCACCTGTAGCGCCAGTTAAACCTTGAATTCCACTAGCACCAGTGGCACCAATATTTCCTTGAACTCCACTAGCACCTGTAGCGCCAATATTTCCTTGAATACCACTAGCACCTGTAGCGCCTGTAGCGCCAATCTCGCCTTGAATACCACTAGCACCTGTAGCGCCAATATATCCTTGAACTCCACTAGCGCCAGTGGCGCCGGTTGCGCCAATATTTCCTTGAATACCACTAGCACCTGTAGCGCCAGTTAAACCTTGAATTCCACTAGCACCTGTGGCACCAATCTCGCCTTGTATTCCACTAGCACCAGTGGCACCAGTGGAACCTATTGGTCCAGTTGACCCGGTTAACCCTGATCCAACTAATACCAAAATCAGTGGCAAATTATCAGCAAAATTACTAGTACCAGTACCACCATGTGTATCAATTGTCACCGAAATTGATACGTAATTTGTGTAAAGAGTTGGATCTGCTGAAACAGTCCAACGTTGAAAATTATTACTATTAGATTCATCTTGAATTACAATAACATCATTTGATTTTATTAATTCTAAAAATACATCAATATCAACACCAAATGATGTTAAATGATTGATATTAATTTGAGTACTAGTAATTTGAGTTGAATTATCCCAAAGTAAAAATCCAGAACCTGGATTACCACTATACGCTGTAGTTAAAGAGTTATAGTTATAATAACTAGCTGAACCACCAGTGGGTCCTTGTATGCCAGTACTTCCTGTTAGACCAGTTGCGCCTAATCCAGTTGCGCCTACTAAGCCACTTGCGCCAGTGGCACCAATCTCTCCTTGAATTCCACTAGCACCTGTGGATCCTGTTGCACCAATTTCTCCTTGAATACCACTAGCACCAGTGGCACCAATCTCTCCTTGAATACCACTAGCACCAGTGGCTCCAATTTCTCCCTGAATTCCACTAGCGCCGGTGGCACCAATTTCTCCTTGAATACCACTAGCACCAGTGGCACCAATCTCGCCTTGAATTCCACTAGCACCAGTGGCACCGGTGGCACCAATTTCTCCCTGAATTCCACTAGCACCAGTTGCGCCATGCTCGCCTTGAATACCACTTGCACCAGTAGCACCAGTAGCACCAATTTCTCCCTGAATTCCACTAGCACCAGTTGCACCAATATTTCCTTGAACTCCACTAGCGCCAGTAGCACCAATTTCTCCCTGAATTCCGCTTGCACCCGTGGCACCAATCTCGCCTTGAATACCACTTGCACCTGTTGCGCCAATCTCGCCTTGAATACCACTAGCACCAGTGGCACCAATTTCTCCCTGAATTCCGCTTGCACCTGTTGCGCCAATCTCGCCTTGAATACCACTTGCACCAGTAGCACCAGTAGCACCAATTTCTCCCTGAATTCCACTAGCACCGGTGGCACCAATTTCTCCCTGAATACCACTAGCACCAGTGGCTCCAATTTCTCCCTGAATTCCACTTGCACCCGTGGCACCAATCTCTCCCTGAATACCACTTGCACCTGTTGCGCCAATCTCGCCTTGTATTCCACTAGCACCAGTCGCTCCTGTTGCACCAGTAGCACCAATCTCACCTTGAATTCCACTAGCGCCTGTGGCACCAATATATCCCTGAACACCAGTAGATCCAGTATAGCCTTGTTGTCCGGATAATAGAACTGACCAACTACTAGATGGATCTGATGATGCTGTGCCTCCATATCCTAATATATCTAAATAAACTGCAAAACCAAATCCCCCAGCAACTTGTATTAACGTAATTTTACCATAATAGAAAAAAGTACTAGTGATGGTTGTATCAACAAAGTTTACAAAATTACCAACAGAGAATGATCCTATGTCCGGAACATAAAAATTGATATTACTTCCGACTAAAGACCCATCAGTAGTAAAAGAAGATGTTGTGGTCATTGGAGTGAATCCTAGTCCACTAGCGCCTGTATATCCAGTGGCTCCCTGAATACCGCTAGCACCAGTAGCGCCAATTTCTCCTTGAATACCACTAGCACCAGTGGCTCCATCTAGTCCACTAGCACCGGTGGCACCTGTTGATCCGAGTCCACTAGCACCCGTGGCACCAATAGGTCCAGTAGCACCAGTAGCGCCGTCTAAACCACTAGCACCTGTTGCTCCATCTAAACCACTAGCGCCAGTGGCACCAATCTCGCCTTGTATTCCACTAGCGCCAGTGGCACCAATCTCGCCTTGAATTCCGCTAGCACCTGTGGCACCAATTTCTCCTTGAATTCCGCTAGCACCTGTGGCACCAATGAATCCGCTAGCACCTGTTGCTCCAATATATCCTTGAATTCCGCTGGCACCGGTGGCACCGATTTCTCCTTGAATACCACTAGCACCTGTTGCGCCAATATATCCTGATATTGCAGCACCATTAACATACAATCCAGTATTATCAACTTTAATTCTTTCACATGTTCCAGTACCAATCAATACAGTATCAGATAAACCTGGAGATGCAGTTATAGTTCCAATAATCGTATTATTAGATCCAGTGGTAATATTATAACCAGCATTTAGTCCAATTGCAATGTTATTATTACCACTTGTTATTGAATTTAGTGACTGAAATCCACTAGCAATATTTGATAATCCTGTACCGGTTGTATTACCAGCACAAAAACCTATATATACATTACATAATGTAGTTGTTGTTAGTCCATATATTAGACCTAGACTAGTTGGGGTTGCGGGAGGGTTTAATATAGTGCCATTAATATATAATCCACTATTATCAACTTTAAGTCTTTCACAGATACCAGCACCCAATAATAAAGTACAACTCATTCCTGGAGTACCATTTAATGAGCCTATGATTGTATTGTTAATTCCCGTAGTTACTAATTTTCCTGCCTCAGCACCTATACCAATGTTTATTCCAATTGCATTTGCATTATATAATGAACAACATCCAATAGCAATACTATTACTACCAGTTAAGTTACAATATAAAGCACGATATCCACTAACAAAATTATTATTACCTGACGAATTATTATTAAGTGATTGACATCCAATAGCAGTGTTATTTGATCCAGATGTATTAGATGACAATGTTTTAAAACCAATGGCAAAATTATTATCACCATTAACATTAAAACATAATGCCGCTAATCCTGATCCAAAGTTGTTTGATCCTGTTGTATTTTTGAATAATGAAGCACATCCGATACCAATATTATTAGATCCAGATGTATTATTTCTAAGAGCACAATGACCCTGACCAAGATTACTAGACCCAGATATATTTGATGATAAACTATAATAACCCTGAGCATTGTTATAAAGTCCATTAATATTACATTCTAATGTGCGTGCTCCAAAAGCAATATTAAAATTACCAGTTGAATTACTTCTCAATACTCCATAAGATCCAATAGCTATATTTGATTTACCAATGGTATTATTCTGTAATGCCAAATAACCAATACCAATGTTACCACATCCAGTTGTATTACAGCTTAGTGCACCGTGTCCAATAGCTACGTTAGTATTACCAATATTACATCTAAGTGCTTCATATCCAAGAGCAATATTATCTGAACCTGTTGTATTAAATAATAATGATGACCATCCAACGGCAATATTATCATGACCAATAGTATTATTACCTAAAGATGCATATCCAATTGATGTGTTATTATATCCAGTTGTAGTAAGCGCAGATGAACCACATCCAACAGCAAAATTACCACTTCCAGTAGTTACAGATGATAATGCATCTGTTCCTATAGAATAGTTGTTACATACACCACCGTTTATGTTTGGTAATACAATATTACCACAGATTTTAATTGCCATTTTCGTTTCCTTTTGGGTACTAGGCCATCATGTTTAAAACATGATTTATCACTGTATTTATCAGTAGACAATAATAATAATAGCCGAATTCTCGGCTATTATGTAATCAATTAGTAATATTATCTGTTAACTTGTAATTTCTATTACTGATTATCAGCTCATACTAACTTTGATTAATCAAATCAGTTATTGTAATAAAATTATAATGAAATATTTTAAGATGTTGACTCTGAAGGTATTGGTGGTGTTGGAGTTGGATTCCATGGTAGCGGAATGTCGGGATTTACCTGCTCTTTAACGGCAAGGATTTGTTTGTTAATTTGGGCGTTAATCCATTCCCAATAACTTGGGTCGGTTTCTATCATCGGTTGCACCCAAGACAAAACAAGGGCTTGCGTAAGTTGGTCGTAAGGAACAAATGTTGCAGGGTCAATGTCACCGACTGTTAAAGGTGTTGCGCCAATAAAGATTCCTTCATTGCCCTCTGCGTCAGTACCCGTGCAAGTCCATTTAACATTAATAATGACATTAGTTTCCGATGCAATATTTGCACTTGTCATGCCTGTGACTAACCATGTATATTCCATTTAGATTCCTTTAAGCAAAGCGATTTCTGCCTTTAATTGCTCAATAACTTTTTGATGCTCTTGAAGCATAGCCGAAATGGACGGTATCAACCAAGAGCTATCTACGCCTTGGGGAAATATTGCACCGTCTGAATGCACTCGGTCTTTTTCGCCGTCTACGCATTCTGGTGCATATTCTTGCAATTCATGTGCAATAAATCCAACGCTGTTTTTCTTGCCGCCGCATTCTTCCTTCCAATCAAACACACGGGGACGGATAGACATAATTTTATTAACTGCCGCCAAAACATCTAAATCACGGATGTTTTCTTTCATTCGATAATCAGACGAAGTGTTGTAGGCTGTAGACCCTCCGGAAGCAATAACTGATCCAGAAACCGTTGCACCACTACTAACGGTAAAATATAACGGGATAGACGAACCAGAAGATGACTGTAAAATAATTCCTCGATCAACAGGAAAACCAGCCGAATTTCCTATAATTACAGGAAAAGTTCCGCTTGGGGCAGCATATCTTTGTGTTTCTTGCACATAAGATTGATTGCCGCCTGTAGCATATGTTTTTAAAGTTTGTCCATTGCTCGCTTGCACTCTAAAGCCAGTACCAAAATAAGCTACTAATTCTTCCCAATCATCTCCTGCGTTCCATAAATAATGATTAGTATCGCCGTTTGTTCGCAAATACAATCTTTGATCGTTCATGCCGATACTGCCAGTCATCGTGCCGCCAGACAACGGCAAGGCAAAGCTACCGTAATTCGCGCTATTTAAATAATAAACCCATGCGCCAAACGATCCGTTTTGTACATTTCGTGTTGCTAATCTATTAGCGTTATCTTCCCAACCCCATGCAACCTGTGTACCCCAAGAACTGCTCCCATTTGAATGGCGTTTGTTTTCATATATCCACCATGTATTTCCGGGGCTATTTGCTAAATTTGCATCATCACCTTGATAACGTCCAGTCCCTGCGGGGGTGTTGTTAAAATCCGTATTTAAATTACCGGATGATCCAGTGCGGGCAATTGAATTTGATGAATTAAGACTTGTTGCGCTACCCGCAATATTCATCGACTGACCGCTAATAAACGTAGCTACGGCCGCCGCTGTTGCAGAGCGATAATAGTTATCCGTCTGTTTTGCTATTATTGCTGTCACGCCAGATGATATAGAATTATCGGTAGAATTAAAATAATTGTTAAAGATATAGCCATTGCCGTCACGCTGTACGATTGTGCTTGCTGCCCCTGCTGTAGTGCTTGCAGTTATCGTGGCAGAGTTAGCTTGACTTGTAATGGTTGCAGCATTACCACCAATTGATAAAGAAGTTGCAGTTCCAGTTAAGCCCGTGCCAGCACCGCTAAATGAAGTTCCGCTTACAACGCCAGCAGTAGAAATAGATAAACCTGCCGCACCAGTTGCAAAAGATAGTTGAATCCCGGGCGTTGCCGTTGCATTACTTGCGCCAAAATAAACATAACCACCAGATGAGCTGTATCTTGACCCAACCGCAAAAGGCTCACTTACCGCAGTAAATAATGATCTTCCTCCTGAACCAGTAAATGTAACCCCTGTATAACTATTTGCCGTATTAAGAGCGTTGGCTGTTGTTGCTGTTGTCGCAGTGCCTGATACGCTAATTCCCCAAGTGCCGGAAGCGTTGCCGCCCGTGCGGGTAGGTACATCAAGGTTTGTTCTAGCGTCTGCGGCTGTCGTGGCGTTTGTACCACCGTTAGCAATGGGTAATGTGCCAGACACTTGCGTAGTCAGGCTTACGCCACTTAGCGTACCCCCAAGAGTTAGATTTCCAGATGTTGTTACTGTACCTGTAAGTGTGATGCCGTTGACTGTTCCTGTACCACCAACGCTTGTAACTGATCCAACTCCAGTTGCACCTGTTAATCCGCTTGATCCAGTAGCACCAATCTCACCTTGATTACCAGTTGATCCAGTGGCACCAATATTTCCTTGAACACCGCTAGATCCAGTAGCACCAATCTCACCTTGAATACCACTAGCACCAGTTGCGCCAATATTTCCTTGAACACCACTTGATCCAGTAGCACCAATCTCACCTTGACTACCACTAGCACCGGTGGAACCTATTGGTCCAGTAGATCCTGTTAAACCAACACCAACTAATACTAAAATTAATGGGAAATTATCAGCGAAATTAGTAGTACCAGTACCATCTGAACTATCCAATGTAACTGGAATTTCTATATATGAATTTATATAAAGCGTTGGATCTGCCGAAACTATCCAACGTTGATAATTAGTGCTATTAATCTCATCTTGAATTATAATAACATCATTTATTTTAATTAAATCTAAGAATACATCAATATCAACACCAGGAGAGGTTGATGTTAAATGACTAACGTTAATTTGAGTACTAGTAATTTGAGTTGAATTATTCCATAGTATTAATCCATCACCAGGATTACCACTGTATGCAGTAGTTAAAGAGTTATAGATATAATAACTAGCTGAACCACCAGTTGGTCCTTGTATGCCTGTACTTCCTATTAGTCCCGTTGCACCTAATCCAGTTGCACCTGTTAATCCACTATCACCAGTTGCACCAATGTTTCCTTGAATACCTGTTGATCCAGTGGCACCTATCTCTCCCTGAATTCCGCTAGCACCAGTGGCACCAATATTTCCTTGAATACCCGTTGATCCAGTGGCACCTATCTCTCCCTGAATTCCGCTAGCACCGGTTGCACCAATGTTTCCTTGAATGCCAGTTGCGCCAGTAGCACCAATCTCACCTTGATTACCAGTTGATCCAGTTGCACCAATATTTCCTTGAACTCCGCTTGATCCTGAAGATCCAATATTTCCTTGAATTCCTGTTGCGCCAGTCGCACCAACATTACCAGTTATGCCAGTTGATCCAACGATACCTAAACCAGTAGCACCTATCAATCCAGTAGCACCAGATAACCCTATTCCAGTACTTCCGGTTAGTCCACTTGATCCAGTTGCACCACCACCAGTTGCGCCAGTAGCACCAATATTTCCTTGAACTCCAGTAGCACCAGTGGCGCCTAAACCAGTAGCGTCACCACCACTAACAACTTGTCCACCTGGTAGTGAATTATATACTCTTATTGAATTTGAACCTGGATCATACCAAAGACGTCCACACTGACCAACATAATCAGTACCACTAGGAATTCCATTATTTCTACTGGTGAAAAACTCTTGAATCGCCATGATGTTTTATCCTGCCGGGAAATTTCTTCCGGGTACAAATATACTAGCTAATTCCTTGATTCGTTCAAGAGTTGAATCACTATCTGATTCAGTAGAGTTTGGATCTACTCGTTTTTCATCATTCTGAACCGCATCTTGTTTTTCAACTTCAGTCGGTTCCTCAGTTGGATCATCAGTAGTAGGGCCCTCAGCATCTTTCATGGTGTCTATTTGTTGTTGTAGAGGAGGACTCCACATAGCGTCACCGTCTGACCCATATTGAACACCCGGATTAACAATTTTTTCAGATTCTTTGGGTTTACTGTCTCCTCCAACAACAAAAACATTCATATTTTGAATGTTAACTGTTGATGCTGGTCCGGTTATGTCTTTGATGTTCATCTTGTATTTATCATTTAATTATTTTGTATTTCTAATTTCATCAATTTGTATCTGTTGTTCCTTAACAGCCTCAATTAAAATAGCTATTAATGGCAGATATGAAACTGATAATCCATTCTGATTTTTTGATACTAATTCTGGTAAAATTTTAGCCAACTGCTGAGCAATAACTCCATAAGATTTCTTACCCCAATCTTTCCAATTAAAAGAAACTCCATTAATTTGATTCAAAATACTTAATGGGCTAACAATACTTTCAATATTTTCTTTCAATGTTTCATCGCTAGTAGAGTTAACTTCTACGGCATTTAACTGTCCAGTGCTTGGATTGAATGTTAATTTAGTACTACTTACATAAACATTTGTCAACGCACCGCTAGTATAATAAGAAAATGCAGGAAAAAATGTATCATCCGTGGTTGTATCATCAGTTATAATACCAGCAGGTCCAGTAGAACCAGTATATCCAGTGGCACCTTGATATCCTTGTGGTCCTGTCGCACCATCAATACCACTAGCGCCAGTAGCACCACTACCTGTAGCACCATCATATCCTTGTGGACCAGTGGAACCATCGAAACCACTAGCACCAGTAGCACCATCATATCCACTAGATCCAGTAGCACCATCTAATCCAGTTGACCCTTTTGCCGCAATTAATGTCCAAAAACTAGTATTATAAGGACTGACATTTGGTCCATTATAATTTATACATATATATGATCCACCACTATATGTTACAACATCATATGGATCATATAAATCAATATCATTCCATTCACCTTTAAATATAAGTCCTTGTCCAGATGCACCTGTGGATCCACTACCAGTTGCACCAATCTCTCCTTGAACACCAGTTGCACCTGTAGCGCCAGTAAATCCAGTTGATCCACTACCAGTAGCTCCATCTAATCCAGTTGCACCAATCTCTCCTTGAACACCAGTGGCACCTGTAGGACCATCTAATCCAGTTGCACCATCTAATCCCTGTGATCCAGTTGCACCTTGTTCTCCTTGTGGTCCAGTTGATCCTTGTTCTCCCGTTAAACCAGTACTTCCAGTGAGTCCCGTTGATCCAGTAGAACCTTCAAATCCTTGAATACCAGTTGCACCAATCTCGCCTTGAACACCACTAGCGCCAGTAGCACCATCATATCCTTGTGGTCCTGTAGCACCATCATATCCTTGTGGTCCTGTAGCACCATCAATACCACTAGATCCGATTGATCCACTAGCGCCAGTAGCACCATCATATCCACTAGATCCAGTAGCACCATCTAATCCACTAGCGCCTGTTAAACCGGTTGCACCTTGAGGACCTACTATCTGTCCGACATCATTCCACAATGTGCCAGTATATACCCATAGATTACCTGACAAATCATCGATGACACCGTTACCATCAACCGCAGATGGAAAGGTCACATTTAATATTATCTGAGGGTCATTCGGTGGATCAACATATACATTGGGAATAGAACCTATAATAGTTACTGATGTGCCAGCTACTCCAGTAGCACCAATATCTCCTTGTGGTCCAGTTGCGCCCGTAGATCCATTTTGACCATCAATACCACTAGCGCCTGTGGCACCACTACCAGTAGCGCCTGTTAATCCGGTAGCACCGTGATCTCCTTGAACGCCAGTGGCTCCTGTAGCGCCTGTCGCTCCAGATCCAGTAGCTCCGCTTGCCCCTGGGGGACCATCATTGCCGGTTGCACCAGTAAATCCGGTTGCGCCATCATATCCTATTAATCCAGTGGCTCCTTGTAATCCGGTGGCTCCAATTTCTCCAGTTAATCCAGTTGATCCGGTTGATCCTATCTGTCCAGTTAATCCAGTGGCGCCAATTTCTCCTTGAACACCAGTGGCTCCAATATTTCCGCTAGCACCTGTGGCCCCAATCTCTCCTTGAACACCACTAGCCCCAGTTGCACCTGTAGCACCACTACCTGTAGCACCAGATGGACCATCTAATCCAGTAGAACCTTGAAGTCCAGTAGAACCTTGAAGTCCAGTTGCACCAGTTGATCCAATTTCACCTTGAATTCCACTAGCGCCTGTTGCACCAGTAAATCCAGTTGCTCCTTGAGGTCCAGTGGCACCTGTAGCACCATCTAATCCAGTTGCACCTATAGGGCCAGCAATTGTCCCTACGTTAGTCCATAATACACCATCATAAACCCATAAATCACCAGTGGATTGATCTAATACTCCATCACCAATTTCAGCATCTGGAAAATCTGTATCTAATAATATTTGCGGATTGCCAGGGGGAATTACATTTACATCTACTACAGATCCAATAATAGTTACAGATTTACCATCTACACCAGTAGCACCAGTTAATCCAGTTGCACCAGTAGCACCATCTGATCCAATAGCATTACCCCAATATAAATTACCATTACCATCAGTACTTGCTACAAATCCACTAGCACCACCAGTAATAACTACATTTCCAATATCTCCTAAATTAGCACGAGTATATACTACCAATTGATCGGCCGTGGCAAAGTTACTAATAGATATATTTGCAGTAACATTACCAACATCAATATTACTAATGTTTAATGTACTGGTATCAACATCAAAAATAAAATTACTACTACCATCAAGACCATTTGGTATACTAAGATCAGTCCAACTAGATCCAGTTATACTGCTAATAATTATTCCGTCTGTACCAACTATATAATATTCACCACTACCATATATACTATTAATTAAATCACTAGTTGTTCCAGTACTATTAGTAGTCCATGATGTTCCACCATCACTACTAGTTAATTGAGATCCGTTTGATCCGGCTGTTACTAACGTATTAACAATACCATCTGTTCCATATGTAATAGTATTAAGATTTTCAACCGTTCCACTAATTGATGCAGTCCATGTTATACCATCATAACTTACAATAATTGTACCATTATCACCAGTAGCAATATAGTTGGAACCATCAAATACAACACTACTTAAATTATCAACAACTTCACCATCTTGTCCAATCCAATCTATCGCATCTGCACTTAATAATATTGTACCAGCATTACCAACTACAACATATACACCATTAACTTCATCATATGATATACCACGTAAATCTTCTGATACTCCACTAACTCTTGAAGTCCAAGTAATAGCGTCTAAACTAGTTAATATTTTTCCATTTTCACCAACTGCAACATATAATCCAGTAATCTCAGTATAATATACTCGTAATAAATTTTCAACAGTTCCACTAGTTTGTATTGTCCATGTAGTAGCAATGTCTGAACTAGTAATAATTGTACCAGCATCTCCAACTGCAATAAATCCCAATAATGTCGGAACAACTGAATTTAATGGTTGATTGACAGGGCTACTTTGATTACTCCAGTTTATTCCATCTGTACTGTAAAAATATCGTAATGGTGATCCGAATATTACCCATGTACCACTATTATAGGCAATTGTCGCAAGATTATTAGTGGACGCAAATTGAACTGCTCCGGGTGGCGGAGCTACAATTCCATTGGATCCCAAACTATATAGTTGAGTGAAGTTCTCGTTGATCTTTTCAAATGCAAGTCTTAGAGGATCGCCATTACCATCGTTTGACGCAGCTCCAATGTTAATAATTTGTTGTGCCATGCTTTATCCAGTTATAGTAATATTTATCGTATTATATTTAAATTAATCTTCAAAACTAGGGTCCCATGACTTATAACATAAATATTATAATGCTAAAACAACAATCTATCAGACCCATGTGTAAAGAATGTAATAAATTACCATCAAGACCAAATGGTCGTAGTGTAAGTGGCTATCAGCGATGGCATACTTTATGCAATCATTGTGCAAAATTAAAATATACCAAAAAGAAAAAAGATTCAAAGTGCAGTATATGTAACTTTGAAGCAATTGATAGTTGTCAATTGTGTTTGATTAATAAAGAAACTATCTGCCAAAATTGTAACGCCCTCAGATTGAAAAATATCAAAAAGAGGGCGGAATTAACAGTAGATGCTACTATTAATTGGGAAGATATTAGATTGTAATTAGTCTAAATCAACAACCCATCCACCAGTTTTAGAATCAAAATTAGCCATTAACGTATTACCAGATGCAAATGGAGATGAAACTTTCATAACTGGACGTCCATAATTATCTAATGTAATACTACCAGCTTGAACTGTTTTCATACCTAACTTCTGACCAGTTCCACTATTGATAAAGTTAACTTCAATATCACCACCACTATCTTCATTCAATGATTCATCAATACCAATATATTTCATGAACTTTTCACGACTAAAACGCGGATTTTGTTTTTTGAAAATCTCACAGTGATGATTGGCTAATTCTTTACGCTTGCTTTCATCAGGAATTTCTTTGATAAGTTCGGCTACTTGACGAAAATCTTTACGACTAGCAGCTTCGTTTAACTCATCATCTACACCATTACAGTTATTCCACCATTCAACGGCTTCTTCTGAACTCATACCATATTCATCTGCATTTGCCACAAAATCTTCTTTCTCCATAGACATTGCTTGATCTTCAAGATACCGCTTCATAGCGCCTTCATCTAAAGTTTGTGAATTATCATTTTCACTTTTATTTTTCATTTCTTCTCTAGCATAGTCTCTGAGAATTTCTAAGATAGTTTCACCAGCTTCACCAGTGAAAAACATTCCAGCAAAATCACCATGTTCTACACCAAGTGCATCTTGAATACTTAGAGCAGCAGCATCAAGTGCATCATTAGCCAATGTTTCTATATCACTACTAGAACCACTGTCTTCAGATACTTCTTTGTCATCACCAGTGACTTTATCACCTAACCATCCACCAATGGCAGCACCTGGTAAACCACCTACCATTGATCCAATTGCTCCGCCGGTTAATGCTCCGCCAATATCTTCATTTAAATTGATTTTTTTACCTTGATCTACTGCTTCAATTAAATTTAGCATTGATCTCATCTGTGATTGGTTGTCTAACATAGTAGTATCCTATAATATACTGTATTTATCTTTTTTATCCAGATTTGTTGACATTTAATGAATGACAGTGTATAGTTGGTTATTGAAAAGTAATATTAGTAACAGCGAAAGATAAATATGTTCATGAACCAATTTAACAACACAAAATACACACGATGGTACTATAGTATCATCGAAAAACGAGCCATTTTAGATAAAGACTCTCGTGGTGAAATACACCATATTATCCCACGGAGTCTAGGAGGAGATGATTCACCAGGTAATCTTGTCAAATTAACTGGACATGATCACGCTTGGTGTCATTGGCTTCTAACTAAAATGACCGCTGGAGAAAACAGATCAAAAATGATCTATGCTTTCAATATGATGGGTGTTTATGGAGAACATATGGAACGTCAATCATCATATGCTATTGTTCGTGCCTATGAGAAGAATCGGTTAGAATGGAGTAAGAATCATAGCGAAAATATGAAAGGACGAGAACCTTGGAATAAAGGTCTTGATATGAAAGATGATCCTCGTTGTAAAGGTGGTGTAAAAAATCGTGGTAAAAAACGTGACCCAAAGGCCAGTGAACAGGCTGCAGCCAAACATAGAGGTAGAAAAAATACCGAAGAAACAAAAAGTAAAATGAGTATGTCTCAAAAAGGAATACCCAAACCCAAAAGTGATGAATTTAGGTCACAAGTAAGTAAAACATTGACAGGCAAACCTAAACGAAAAGGTCACGGTGAATCTGTTGCTGCCGCCAATCGTGGTAGAAAAATCATCAACAAGAACGGAATAGAAAAGAGAGCAATCTCAGATGATCTTCAATCATATCTTGATGATGGTTGGTCATTAGGTCGGCCATGAATGAAGCGATCAGCGTAAAAAAGGGACCCGAAGGTCCCTTTTTTATTATCAATACCAATAAAATTATTGGAAACTGATGTTGGTTACAGCTATCTCACCGACATAATCAGCAGCATTACCAAAGCTGGATGCTGTGTTTGTAAGCTCGACGTAGCCGTATCTCGTCATAAACGAAACGACTGGTTCGAATGTCTGTGGATCTAGAACAACACCACTGCTCATTAATGGAATATATGGGCAGTAGAAAGCAGCTGCGTCTGTTTCTGAAGAACCCTTATAACCAACTAGAACTGGTGTTCCACTTGGAGCATATGAGTCAACGAAAACGCGCATTGCATTGTTCAATGTACCGACTAATTTTGTATTAGTAGGTGCTTCGAATGTACCTTCTGTAGTACGGGCAAAAGCTGATGTTGTAGCAGACTGAAGAACAGTCAACATTTCTGAAGAAACAACACACCAGTTACCAGCTCCACGACGAGTACGTTGGGCGATTAGGTTAGCAACACGGTTAATTAGAACAGCTAAAGCAGCGTGTTCGTCACCAACGTATGTAGCAGTACCAGAAACGGTAGCTTGGTTGTATGTATATTCAGTAGCAGCTAACTGACGTAATGAAAGAAGAATTTCTTGGTCGATTTCAGCAGTAATTTCTTGTGCTAAAGCGGCCATGATTTCGGCTTCAACGTCGATACCATGCATTGATTGTGCGTCTTGAGCAGCTTCGAATGTCCAACGAGCTTGTAACTTACGGCTCTTGGCTTCAACAGCTTGACGTAGAATCTGAACACTAATTGCTTTTCCGCCGTTACCTTCAAGAGTAGCGGTTGGAGCTGCAGTATAGCTGTATGCTGTATTAACATCAGACTTTGTACGTGAATACGCTTGAGCGATCAAGAATGGTGATAGAGCTTCGTCACCAGCCACAACCGAAGTTTGAGCTGCTGAATCGTCTGTCAAGTTTTGAGCATAGCGAACACGTAGTGTATGAATCTGTCCAACTGGACCAGTCATTGGTTGAACACCAATTAACTCGTTAGCGATAACAGTAGGCATAACACGGCGAATAACTGGAAGAATGACACGGTTTAGTGTGGCAATATTACCAGCGGTTGTAGTTCCAGCATTACTTTCAGAAAGTAGTTGCTTTTTGGTGTTTTCTAAAATAACACCCATTGATGAGCGGCGGACGCCTTTGAGACCTTCAAGGAGGGCTTCTTTGGTTTCATTCCAGCGGCTCTCTAATAGTACTTTTGACATTTAATTATCTCCTGTTAATAGTATGTCGATTAAAGCCCTGCCAGACGCTTGATATCAATCACGTTGTCACGTTCTTGGGTCTCAACTTCTGTTTTCTTGGCAGATTTATCACCAGTAATTGCCACACTTTCAGAAACCATTTGTTTTTTAGCAACTGGTCTTTGTTCTGTTAATGTATTCAATACTGCTGGTAGATACTTGTCGAATGCGCCTTTCAATTTTGGTGTTTGGACGCTTTCTAGTAAGTTCTTCATTACTTGGGCTTTGTCTTCATTTAGTGTTCCGAGTAATTCACTCATAGTACGTTCACGAAGGTTACTTTCTTTAATAATGCGAACTTCACGGTTTTTACTTTCTACTAAACGTTGTGATTGTTTAGCATTTTCGATAGATTCAGCTAATTGTTGATCTTTTTGATCTAAAATTGCAAGAAGTTTACGTGTCTCTGCTTTTTCGTTCAAATGTGTTGAACTAAATTCAGCGGCAAAGGCTTCGAACAAACGACGACCGAAAGTGTTTTCATTTGCACTCTTAATGTCTTCTTTCAATTGACTGATTTCGCCTGTTAAATGTGTACTGATTGCTGAACTAACTTTTTTGGCACTTTCAGCTACAAATTTAGCTTTAAGTGAATCAAGTTGGTGTTTAGCTTCTGCAACTAATTTGACCTTGGCTTCTACTACTGCACGTTTATCAGTTTCAAATTCTCCAATTTCGCGGGCTAGAGCTGTTACTACGAATTGTTCTAGTTTACCACGAGCTTCCATTTGAACTTTACGATCATTACGTAATTCTTTGATTTCTTCGGCTAGTTTAGTAACCATAAATTCATTGAATTTTTGTACATTTTCACGTAATTTGACTTGTGCTTTGACACGGTCTTCATTCATTGCTTGTCTTTCTGTTTGAAATTCTGTAATTTCACCAGTTAGACCTTCAGTAACCATCTTATCAAGGGCTTCTACCATTACGTTCTTGTCATGCTCATATTTCTGTGCGAATTCCTCACGGAGTTCTGAACGAACTTGTTCGCGAGCTTCGTTTAATTTTACTTCCCATGCCTCATTAATGGCTTGGGCTGTATCTTCAGTAACGATTCCGCTTTCAAGTAATGGTTTGATGGCATCAAACATTGATATCCCCTTTAAATTTTTAAGTCCTTGATAAGACGAGTTACCTCTTCTTTCAAGAATTTTTGGACTTTAGCATCCTTGTCCAAATTTGTACCTTTTAAGTTTTCTAGTACACGATGACCATTTTTCATGTTCATGAGTCCTTCATAGATTGCTTTTGGGTATGCATTTGGAGCACTGGGTTGTGCCACGATGTCCACAGTGACTATTTCAAAATCACTGACTTTGCCTGTAGCTTCATCAACGTTACCGCTGCCTCTGCTACTAACGCCGAGTTTGACTCCATTCTCTAACATGGTGGCAGCTAACTGTCCCATTGGAGTTGGAATAATTTTTAATTTACCGAAACCATTAGCGCCATCCATCCACATTTCTGTGATGATATGACTAACTCTATCTAGATTTATTTTCAAATCATCTGGATGATCGATTTCACCCAATACTGAGTTTCCATTTCGGATTTGTTCGTTTAAAGTTACAACGGCTTGTTCAATTTCAGGAACGGGGTAAACACGCTCATTTGCGTTCTTCACCCCCCCCTGGATAAAAATTCCTCTCATATAAAGAGATTTTTTATCACCTTCTTCCTTAACTGATTCGACTATGAGGTTCGCTCTGTCGAATGTTAAGTTCTCTCTAAGATACAAAGCCATTTATACCTTATCCTTTAGATTCTACGCTTGGTAGTGCGACGGCTTTCTGGAACCGCACTGCGCTCATTTGTACCACTAGCCTGTGTTTTAGTTGGCTTAGGAGCACTTTCACCCTTACCTGAACCGTTGCTAGCATCGCCACCAACTTTGTTCTTGAATGATCCAGCACCTTTAACTTCTGTTTCGCCTTTAGCGCCATAATTTGTTGGCTTCTTTGGGCTAGTAGGAACTGATTCTGAACTACCACTAAAGTTAACTGGCTTTGATGCCATTCCTTTTTGACCACTGTTAGCGTCTACTGTGCTTTTCTTTGATGAACCATCGGCTCCGTCAGTATGTGTTACTGAAACCTTTTTTAATTCAACGGCTTCCATAACGTCACTTTCTTCGTCGCCTTCTTCGCTACCAAATTCTTCTTCGCCAGCTTCTTCATCACCACCAAATTCTTGTTCAAATTCGGCCATTAATTGATCAAGTTTGTCTTCAAGATCAACAACCCGATCTTCAAGTTCTTCTTCTTCGTATTCTTCACCTTCTTCGTCACTGTCTAGTTCAACTTCATCGTCAAACTCAACATCGCCATCTTCACCATCAACATCATAGTCACCTTCAATTTCTTCGTCATCTAGGAATTCATCATCTTCCATCATTCCATCCATGCCTTCTTCTTCAGAAGTAACTTCGTCAACAAAACCACTGGTCATGTCTTCGTTAATCAGTGATTCATAAATATCGCGTGATTTTTCAACTACGATTTCGTGAAATAATTGTTCCGCTTTCTCATTGTCTTCATTGATAATAAGATCAATAAGTTTTTCAAATTTTGCTGTAGACATTTAAAATCTCCTTATGTAAATGGCTTTGTATTAATATTTAGCGAATAGCCAAAAAAATAGCGTAATATGTACGCATTTTATGTGTTTTTTAAATATATAATATAGATTTACAAACCGCCACCTTCGGCTGGTGGAGCACCATATTGTTTTCTGATGTTTTTTAAATCAATCGCTCGTTCATAACTTTGAACTTCGTTCATTTTACGAATCTTGGATATCATACCAAGTGTTAATTTGGTTTTGCGTGACTCGCCCCATTCTGGTTGAGATTTATCATCTTCAACATCTTGCCAACCTTGAGGCGCGGGGTTATAAAATTCTGTTAGATACATAATATTATTTATCTTTTATGCCGGTGGGGGAGTTGCCAATGCACCCGGACTGGCAGTTTGATCATTGGCACCAACTGGTGCAGGAACTTCTGGAGCCATAGCATCTTCTCCTTCAGCATCACTTTCAATATTGTCGGCAGTTTCCAAATCACTATCAATATCACCAGTACTAATACCAACACTACGTAAATCAGAACCTTTGGCTTCTTGATCTTCTGGCTCAGATTTCTCTTCTTTCCATAATTTCTGATTTTCTTTGATTTCTTCTTGACTTAATCCCAAGAATCTTTCCATGGCAAATCTAATACTCATATATGGTAACGCTGCCATAGTAGTAAATGTTTGAACTCTAGATGTATCCAATTCTGATTGACGATAACTAGCAAAGTTTTGTGGTGGAGTAAAGTGAATATCAAACAATCCACTATCAATATTAAATCCTCTCCAACGCATAAACAATTTAAACTCTTCATTGAGTTTTTTGCTCATATAACCTTGTAATCTCTCACAATACTTATTGAATCTAAACTCTTGAATCATAGCGGTACCAACACGACCATCACTTAATGGTGTTGGATTATCTTCTGGTCCAGTTGGCAAGTAACTACTTGGCACACGTAAACCACGAGCTAATCTGTTGTTGAAGTAACGTAAGTCATCAATCTCACCCAAGTTTTGTCCACCAGGCATAAGTTCTACACTAGATCCACGTCCATCGGCTGTTACTGGAAAGAAATAATCTTCATTTGTTGACAATGGATTGTAAGTAGCATCAACAATACTTTGACCACCTTGAATACTTGGAATTCTACGTTGATGAATTTCATCTTTAATACGATTAACAAATGCCATAGCCATATTACTTGGCATGTTACCAACGTCAATCTTAAAAATTCTACGTTCTGGTGCTCGTTGAACACGATAGATTAGAACTGCATCTTCTAACAATTCTTTTTGTTTATAAACTTTAAAAATGTTTTCTAGTACACTTTGACCAAATGGCCAATAACGATCAAGACCTTCTGTCAATGATAGATGTACTACATGTTTGGCATCAATTGCCATTTCATTAACACCCAAACTAAAACGTGTACCTGTTGTTCCGTATGGTTCATTTGGTACTGTATATGAATATGGTGCACTGTATCCTGCAGTTGGTGGTTGTGCTTGAAAGTCTGTACTAGTCTTTTCTGCTACAGTTAAATTTTGTAAATTTGGATTGATATCTTTAACTACATATTGTTCTGGTAATTTACCTGCACTTTCGTTTACAATAACTTTAACTACTTTAGTTGGATCAACCCAAAACAATTTGAATGTTTCTGGATCACGTAGAAATACTTGATCACCATATTTTACAGTGTTTCTAAATATTTTGAATGCTCTGACATCCATTTCATTTAATTTACACCATTGTTGTAATTGTTTACCAATCAACTCTACTTCAGTTTGTGTTGGTTCCCCATTAAAATGAATATCAAATGGAGTTTTGTTATGTTCATTTAACTGTGTAGAAAATTCACTTAGAATATCTAAACATCCATTGATTTCCGGATCACAATCCATCATTTCATATTGATTATATCGTTCAATACGGTTTGGATGTCCGGTATATACTTCTGGTAGACGACTTTGATAGTTTCTAAAGGCAAAATTATTATCCCAACCACCTGTTGGTTTTTGATTCATACCTGCGCCGCCATTCCAGGAACCTTCGTTACTGTTGGCGCCTGAAATTGGACTCAGTGATCCGTGTTTATTGGTAAATTTTTTCTTGTATGACATATCTCGTTTTCAATGTCTAGTATTTATCTATTAGTTTAGCTTTGCTTCTAAAAACTTCTTTTGATTTTCCATACTAGTATCAGATAAATCTATCAACGTATCCATTTTTTCAAATAAATTATTAAACATTTCAGTAATTTTATTAGATGAATTAGTCATCATTGATCCACTACCCAATGATGTTTTGCTTACACTTGACCCATCACCAATCTTTGATACAGATTCATCTCCGTGTAATTCTGCCAAATAACCACTTTCAGGTCCACTGAAAATACCACCTGTTCTTGCAGTTAAAGATCCAAGTTCATATCTTCCAGCACTAAAATGCATTGCATCAGATTTATTTGGCCAATCAAGACCCCATCCTAATCCCATTGATTTAGCTGCTTGTCTTGTTCCCTCTGGCATGTCAGTTATTCTTTGAGATCCCATTGGATTTTCAGCAGGATTTATATCGATTGCAGCGCCTCTAGAGTGATAACTGGGTGTGTTAGTTCCTGCTATATTTCTATCAGCATACCCACCTAAACTTTTTATCTTATATCCCGAAGCATCAAACCAATCAATTAATCCTTGAAAGTTTTTAGCAAATTCAGTTGCAACTGATGTACTTTGTCCGGATTTACTTCTAATAGTCGATAATTTTACTCCTCCCGCTTCACCTGCTGATTTTGGTTCTTCGCCAGCTCCAGGTAATCTTGCACGAGTGGCATTTTCACCACCGGACACTGATGAAGGTGCAAATACACCAACTCCAGCATCTTTTTCCGCCTGTATTCTTTTAGCAGTTGCGATTGCTAATTGTTTTTGAGCCTCTTCTAGATTCTTTTTTGCTAGATACACATCACCAGACATAACACCGAGCTTAGTTGTGATAGAATCTACTAATGATCCTCTTATACCTCGATTTTTTCCAGTTTCACCAGATTCAGCATCTTTTAATTTTTTTCTTGCCTCAGATTCTTTTTCTATTGCCTGTCTTTCAGTCTTTTTTGCCGCCAAATGAGCAGGTAAATCTTCGCCGGCCATTTCATATAATTTTTCAGTTACAACCTCCAAACCGGTTGCCATGTGTTTCATTATTCCAGTTACAAGTTCACTACTGGTCGACATTTGTTCTATGTCTCTTCCTGCCTGTTCTAAAGCCTGTTTGGTATCAGCTAATTTTGCATTTTCACTATCTTTATCTGTTATTATCTGAGCTTGTTTTGCATTTTGTTCCTCCAACAATTTTTGAGTATCTTTATTTGCATGCATTTCAGCATTTGCTTGTTCAATAGAATACTTTCCACGAACAGTTGCATCACCATATCGTCTAGTTTCTTCAAGCGCCGCTTTTCTAGCAATTCCACTCAATCTATTAATTTCATTACGAGCGACACCAGCTTTCATTTCTCCATTTCTAAATTTTGTTAATATTGACGTTACCGCAGATGCTTGATCTCCAAAACTAGCCAACATCTCGGCTGCTTTTGCTCTGCCTGCATCACCAGTAGTCAGATATTCTCTCATTCCTTCTTCTGTTAATTTTCCAGATTGAGCGGCTGTTAAATCAAGAAAAGTTTCATAAGTGTCTTTAAGTTTACCAGGAACATCAACCATACCTGCTCGCCAAGCCGCATCATTCATTCTGGCTTCTCTTGCGGTTTGTATATCTTTCTTACTTGCGCCAGTAATCTTACTAATAGTATCCAGTTCTTT